ACAGACGCAGACGCCGTAAAAGACCGCTTCCCATACTTGTCGATAGACGCCGACGATGCAGGCGGGAAAAGCGTCACAACCTGCGAGAACAATTCCCGAAAATTGGACTCTAGACTCATGTGCGGTTATCCATCTGCCCGACAACAAAGTCTGTGGACTCATCCTCTTCGACCCGCTCCACAGTCGGCACAATCGCGTTGCCGTTAATGATCGGTGCTGCGGGGTTAAGCCGGAAACGCTCCGCTTTAAGGTGCCGCAAGAGGGCTTCCCATTGCGACACAAGCGCACCGGACTTAACAGACAGCGACAAGTCACCGACAGTCTTAGACTCTTCCTGAACCCGCGACCCCTTCGCAATCAAAGTGGTAACGGCTGCGATAGCGGCAGAGTACGCATCCCCATACGCGTTATCCAAATAGGTCAGTTCCTCATTGCTGAACAACTGTTCCGTAGTGTCCGTGTCCTGAATGAGAAAACGGATCAGGTCAAGATCGCTTGCCCCCGGATTCCCGCTGTAACTCCAAGTCATAATGTTGACCTCCCGCGTCTAGTGTAGAGCCGTAACCGTCCCCTAAAAGCCGGAAGCGGGGCCACCCCTTGTGAGAGTGACCCCGCTCCGCGCTATTCAGTTATCAGTTACCCGGATCAGGCAACGATGCTGTTCCAGAAGTACCCAAGATCGGAAGCAACGACCTTGTTATCGAACGCCAGTTCAGCCTCCACGCGGGTAGCGCGCAGCGACTCAAGCCGGAACGACGACGTACCGATGGTCAGACCCATGCCCTGCGAAACGCCAGTCCACGAGAACGTGTAACCAGCAGACGGGGTAAGCACACCGGGGTTCGGGGCAACGTGCGCAAGCAGCGCCGTCTTACCCGTGGTGAACGAGTAAGCGCCAGTCGCGCCCTCACGGTTCGTCGCCTTAATCGACTTCGACACGAGAACACGCTCAATGTCGAACATGCGAGCGAGCATATCCTCCGTGATCGTCTGCGAACTCGTGTACTTAATGCGGTCCACCAGATCGGGATGATTCTTGAGTTGACGGAAAACGTCGTATCCCAGAACGAGAGTGTTAGCCTCAAGCCCGGTCACCGAAAGGATGCCAGCCTTGCCAGCCTCAATGTCGTTAATCGGATCAGAGTTCGTGTAATCAGACCATTGAATCGTCTGACCCGTGGTGGGTGAAGCCGCGACGCCAGCAACATCGCTTGCCCACTTGCCCGTGGTCATAAAGTCGTTATTAAACTGAATCTCGCGACGGGTCAGCAGACGATGAGTAACGAACTCCGCAGCCTCACGGTCCACGTTAATCGGCGCATCGGCGTTCGCACGCGTCTGATCGCCAATATCCTTGTGAATCGCGAACACATCTGCGTAGTAGGTCGCGGTAGCAATGTTGTAACCGGACCCGACAGACTCCGTACCATCGGTACGAACCTGCGCCTCATCGCGCAGCCAATCATTCTTCTCGTAAACGAAATACTTGTCGCTCTGCTTATCCACCGGGACAACAGGGAAAACCTTGTCCGCAATGAAATTCTCTGCACGCTGCATGTACGCAACGCTGATGTTAGTCAGGATTGCGTCAACATGAACCTGACTCTGTGTAGGCTGTGGCATTTTCTATTTCTCCTTAGAGTCCACGCGCAGCGTTAGCGCAGTCGATGACGGCAGCAGCGATAGCCCCGGCAGCGGCGCTCTCAATGAACGTGCCAACGGAGAAAGCAGCCGACGCGGTAGTGCCGAACGTGAGCGTCACGGCAGTAGCGGAAGCGGAAGAGAAAAGCGGCTGACCGAACGATGCGGAACCGCCGCACTCCACCTTAGTGCCGCCCACGATGGTGACCTCGGCGGCCTGACCAGCGGTAGGGGCGTTCTGAAGCACGCCGATGGGACGATCAGTAGCAGCGGAAACCGCCACGACATCACCGTCGCCATTGTCGATCTTCACAAAATGAAACTGCTTCGCGGAAAGATCCTCACCAGCGGTGAACGTAGTCTTGACCGCAGCATTAGAGAACTCAAAAGCCATTACTAGGCTCCCTTCTCATTCAGGTAGTCGTTGTAAAGCGCAGGGTTTTCGATAGCCACCTGAGCCATAGCCTGCTCAACTGTTGCGGCCTTACCCTCACTCACCGCTGCTTTCGCGAGGGAAGTCATACGGTTAATCGCATCGCCGGAAGGAACGTAACCCTTGCCGACCTCCGTGAAAATATCGGCGCTCTCGTTCTGCGCGTCAGCAGCAGAAAGCGCATCCTCCACGGACTTCGCCAGATCAGCGTCAATCGCCGCGAGGCGACGCAGCGCAGGACCGACACGCTCCGGGTCAAGGTTCAGATGCTTAAACGTGTCACGCGCCTTAACAATCGCGTCAGCGTCGGCACGATCCTCGCGCTCCTTAGCAAGCGCACCCTCTGCCTCTGCCTTTGCCTTAACAAGTTCCTCCATAGCCTTGCGGATCGGCTCCGGGGCAGACTTCGCGAGCGCCACAACATCGTCTGCGCCCTCCTCCATCGGCTCCATATCGGAAGGCTCTGCGCCCTCCATCTCCGCGATACGCGCCTCAAGTTCAGCGATGCGCGCCATAGCCATAGCAAGTTCCTCTTCGATCTGCTTTGACTCAGGCTCCATGCCCTCTGCCTTGTCCTCTTCGGCAGACAGCAGAACCTCAGAGTCAGTCTCAGCGGTCACAACCTCTGTGGGGTCGCTAGCCATGCTCTCTCCTAACGGTTCGGGCAGAGCATCCATAACGTCTGCCACAGTTTGCGTATTGGAAGCCTTAATAACAAGCCACCCCTCATGCAAGTGGGCGGGATGATCCACGCCAGACGTTTCCTCAATAATGAGTTCCGTCATCTTTGGGGCTTTCCTAGCCAAGATTGCACCTCCAATATCCTTCACAATCATACCGGGGTTTTTAACCCCTAGACCGTGACAGGATTCCGGTGCTAATCCTCAGAGAAAATGGTGCCGCGCGTCGTGGTGGACGTAACACGATCAGCGGAGAAAGACGACGACGTAGCGTTAGACGCGTAGCCTAGGCGAACGTCGATATTGTCCTGATCATCCACCGCGAGAACACGCACATGACGGATACGTCCCGCATCCGTGAGCGTCTTAACGTGCGTGCCGGGTCTGATCGTCTTAGCCATAACGACAGTTTAGAGCAATCCAAGTAGTTGCAGGACTTCCAAATCGTCATCCTCGCGTATGCGTACCCGCCCAGACACGTTACCTGCCGTGGGAATCGTGGCTGTTGCGCTACCTGCACGCCCGATAACGCCGCTGACTTGTGCGACTGACTGTGCGAGTCCGTCAATGAATCCGGTAACGTCAAGGATCGTGGTGGCGTCGCCTGAGAATGACCACGGGTAGCCGCCGCTCGCAGGCAAATCCGGTGGGGCGGGTGGCGATACCGGGGTGATACCGCCCGTGCTGACGCTCACACCCGCGACAAGCCCGGTAATAGCGGGTGATCCGGTGACAGTTCCGGCAGTTACGGATACACCCGCGACCGTTCCGGTGAAATTGTCCGTGGATGCGACACCGCTGACCGTTCCCGTGCTGCTGTTCGCCCCTTCGACCGCGCCGCTGATACCCGGTGACCCCGTGGCTGCGCCCTGAACCGTGGCGCTGCCCGTCGTGGTGCCGCTGTAGCCTGCCAATCCCGTAACGGAACCAGCCGTACCCGTTCCCGCCGCCGCGCTACCCGTGAGCCCCGGCGTGCCCGTGACCGTTCCGACAACCTGAGTCGCCGCCTGAATAACCCCGGCGCTGCCCTCAGACCCAACAACCGTGCCGCTGCCCGTCCCTGTACCCGTGGTAGAGCCTGCGAGCGCGGGTGATCCTGTCGCCGTGCCTGCCGCTGACGATGAACCGCCTGTAAGTCCCGTGAAGCCCACGGAACCAGCGACCGCCCCAGCCGCCTGAGTCGCACCCGTTACCGCCCCTGCGAGTCCCGCAGACCCGCCAGCCGTGCCCTGCGCAGCGACCGTCCCGGTGATGGTGCCGTTTAGTGCAGGGGAACCGCCGACAATCCCGGCGCTGACCGTGACCGCAGACACGACCCCGGCGAACCCGGCAACACCCGATACAGAACCCGTGCTGCTAGCCGTCCCGGACACGGAACCCGTGTACCCGACTTCACCCGTAACCGGGCTGTTGACCGTCCCCTGCGTTACACCAGTCGGTCCAACGTCGGGACCGCCCTTAGACGCAGTAGGACGGCTACTACCCCAACTACTGTCACCGATAACGAACCCGTGACCGAACCCCGCTAGCCGATCATCGTCCAACTGTCCCCGCAGCGAATCACCCAATGTGAAATACGGGGACACGAACCCTAGTTCGTGAACGTTAAGCAGACCGCGATAGTCGCTGTCTAATGTGAACCGTGCAGGCATAACCCGCGACCGCTATCAGGTAATGGATTCAGTAATGAGATTCGCCCCGATGGTGTAAGTACCTGCCGTGGCGAACGTCTGCGACGTATCCAACTGGCGCGACCCATAGAACGTGCCGGAAGTGGACGCCGACCAATACCCAAGATGTGTAATCGTTGTCGTGCCCGGAACATCGAACACAACCTGAGCATCGTTCTGCAACGACCCGCTAGCAGCGGAAGCCCACGACACAGCCTCACGCGTGTACGGCGACGCCGACACTTCATTCGCCCCATTCGTGGACGGATCAGCGGTATGCAACGACACGAACGAAACACCCGCAGCGAAACCGTCCAGCATCACATTTTTACCTGCGGCAACAAGACCAGCCATTACTCATCCTCTTCGATAATGCGAGCAATGTTCCCATGCTCGTCCCGTTCGATACGACGCACAACCCTAGCCCTACCCGCCTCAGGCATCACGACATTAACGACAGGCTGTGTCTGCTGCATCGCAGCCGCAACCGCGTCAGCAATTGACTTCGCCAGCGACGGTTCCTGTTCCAGTTCGATGCCGTCCCGCGCAGCCTCTTCCGGCAGATCGGCTAGCACACGGTCAGAGAACCCGCCGATGCTGTAGCCGCGTAACTCGCCGTTAAGGATTTGCTGCCACGGACCCTCATCCCAAATAACACCTAGGAACACGGTCCCGGTGGGGTAGGTGACCTTACCGATGGACTCACCGTTACCATTCAGCATATCGACGGTCCACGGCTGCGGCATCGTCATCACTTCCACCCATTCGCCTGCACGCACATCACGGTCGTGCTGCAAATAGATAGTCCGGTCACCCGCCTTGACCCATTCCCAAACTGCCTGCTGCAACTCGTGCGAATCAGTCCACTCGCCGTGAGCGTCCATGAAGTCAGGAACATACAGCGGTCCCAACGTGAACCGCTTATACGCTTCCTTCCGCAGAAAACGCCCATCACTACTGATCTGCTTAACGGTTGCCTTTGCTGCTTCCGTGATGTTCCGCTCAGGGATGATCCACAGTTTGCACACGCCCTCAGGCTCAACAGGCATGTTCAGAATCTCGCAGCCGCCGCCGCCCTTATAGAACACGCAGTTAGCGCAGTTCAGCCCTTGATCGTTAAACACGTTATCTGCTGCCGTGATGTAGTGCGCGCCGTCAGCGCCGACGCCACCATCCCACGCACCGAACGTGTCAGCGATCCACTCAAACTTTTCATACATCATCCGCTGACGCGGGTTCAACGCCATATCATCGGGGTCGTACTGCTTTTCCGCAGCATCCAAACCAGCGATAACGGAACGGGTCCACGCTACGGCGGGGTCACCGCCCCACGCATCCCACGCCACACGCCCCGGTGACGGGAAACCGTCCTCCCCCGCGTTAAAGCCCTCCGCGCTGCTGTCGCCCTCATGCCGCGCCAGGAAGGAAGCCATACGACGGATTGTTTCCTCACTCACCCCATCGCCGCGCGCCAGTTGAGCCGCACGCGCCCTACCCGTGTCCGTGAACCCCGAACCTGCGTGACCCTCCGCAATCCACTCAAGCGCCCTCTGAGCGGCTTCCTGCACGCCCTCAGGCGGGGTGAACGTCTGCTTCAGAACCTCAGGAATCTCCGCGTCAGGCTCATTGACCTTGCGCCACGCCGCGAGAACCTTCCGACGCACAGACGGCAAATCCTCTGCCGGAATCTGCACGCGATTGCCACGGAACCCACCCGGACCCAACGCTGCAAGCGCACGCCCAACCTGCGCCGCTGTCTCCCGCTCTTCCAGCGAATCCCACAAACGCAGTTTCCAAGTAGACGGCATTTCCCTATCGGGCGTGTAAGCGAACGCCTCAGGCGGGAAATCCTCCCCATCCTCACGCTTCGTCGCCTGCTTGTTCAGCGGCGTGATCGGCGTCAGCGTGGACATTTTGTGACCCACAAGAGTTTCCGTAGCCGCCCAACCCTGCGACCCCTGACGCCAAATACGAATCAGAACAGCCGGATCATCCTCCGTGGCGTTAATAGAGAACTCTGAGTCAGGCACACCCAACACGCCTTCACGCATAACGTGTTCGACCTGACCGCGCGCCCTGCCACCGGATGAGTTCCACGACACGAACGAACCTTCACGGATCACCGCACGGAAAACGTGAATCTGGCGCAGCCGCCTTTCCGCGTCCTCCATCGTCGGGTAGCAGCCGAAAGACTGAGAGCCGTCGTGCGAGTAGACGCAGTATTCGCCGTCCTCTTCACGGATGATCTTTTCGACTGACTCAATCGGGAGTTTCTGAATCTGCCCCGCCTGCGCAACGATCACATACCCGTCACCTAGGATCGCTGCTTCACGGTCAGGATAGGGAAGTCCCCGGAGTTCGGCTAGACGGTACGCGGCGAGTACGCCGGATGCGTCGTCGCGCTCTGCGACCATGCGCAACTGATCGTCTGTGAGTGCGTTAATTCTGTCTAGCAAGTCCATTCGCCCATTGTACGGGCGATAATGCTCGCGGTGCTGTCACCGCATGAGCGCGTTGCCGTCAGCCTGCGCCGCTGTCAACGTGCCGTGAACTCCAAGCGTCACCCAACCGTCACGGGTACGGTGCAGTAGGTGGAAGTCGCGACCGATGCGGCGAATCCATAGCGTCGAATACTCATCGCTCAGGCGGTACGCCTTGCCCATCTTGCGCCAGCGGTTCATGCTGTTTACTCTCCCGATGCGAAACGTGCGGAGTAGGCCGCGAGCGCATCACGCCTAGTGCGGTAGACGCCAAGGCACTTCCCCTGCGAATTACGCAGCCACCACTCTTCACGCTGCACATATAGCAGTCTGTAGGGCTGCCCGTATTCGTCGCTACTGCCGATGATTTCGTAATGACCGATGAAGGTGATGCGGGTTTTAATGGTAGCCATTGCTGTCCCCTTCGCTGCTGTGTTCACAACCCAAGTAAAGCAGCCTCACCCTGCCAGCGCAAGCCCAAACACGCAACCTCCCGAAATGTCCGATTCGGAAAATAGTTGGGGTTCCTGCTTGCATGTGCAGCCTGAACCTGCTTGACTAGGGCTGTGCCCAGGAAAGGGCAGAGGGGAGCAACGAAATGAACCGCAAGGCTTATTGGTCAAACGGCGGCAAGGGAACAGGCATCGCCCCCGCCGACAAGCGCCAGCCCATCACCGCAGAGAAAATCGCGCAGGCAGACGCGGCGCTCGCAGCAGCAGCGCAGCGCATCCGTAACAACAAGTCAGGGGAGTAATGCAATGAAGGTGCGAGTCTCATTCACAGTAGAGATCGACCCCGAAAAGTGGGAGCAAATCTACGGCACTAACCGCGAGAACATTCGCGGCGATGTGCAGCAGTACGCAGCATCCATCGTGTGGGCGCAGTTCGATGAGAACGGAGTCACGGCATGACAACCACGACCGTTACCGAATGGACGACACACCCCATCTTGGAACTCAACGACTACCTGAAGCCCGGACGCACCGCGTTCTCCGACGAATACCACAACAGCCCCAACGCAGAGGAACACAACTGCTGCATCGTGTGCGGTCGTAAGACCCGCGACAACAAGGGCATTACCGTGCTGTTGGGGTTGGGCGGCACCGGACTGATCCACCCCGACGATGAGGCAGCGGCAGAGAGCCGCGATATGGGCTACATGGGGGTTTGGATGGTCGGCCCGGATTGCGGCGCTAACGTTCCCGTGGCGTACCGCTGCGAGGCTTTGGGAGGGACGGCATGACCTACTGCTACGAATGGACCTGGGAAGTAACAGACGAACACGGCGACATCATCGCCCACGGGTTTTGGGACACACTCGCGGAGTGCCGCAAAGATGCCCTACCGAACGCCGATATCGCTTTGATGTGGCGGGACGGCAACGACGACGACGGAGAACTAGAGCGCGCTTACGCCTACATGGAAGGCGGCGCTCTGCCTGCCCTGTTCGATAACGGGTGGCACAAGGTTCCGCAGAGGTTTCATCGGGAAGTCAGACGGGGGTGCGCTAATGGCTAGGCGCGGCAAGGCATACAAAGACCCGCAAGAGGCACGCGGCATGTGCTGCATAAACGCCACAGAGTTCTCATCCTCCATGCGCGGGTGGGGACTCGTCAGAGTCACCGGACTGACCTACCCCGGTCGGGAGCATTGGGCAAGCCTGTTCATCCTGTCCGATGACCTGTCGGATTCGATGGTGCGGGATGGGACGATGCGGCAGTTTGACCCGTCAGCGGCGGCACCGTGGAAAGGCAGCCTTGACGACTGGTTGGACCGGATGAGTGAACTGCTTAACGATCACCTGTTCTATGAGTGCTTCGCTGATCCGGTGACTCGTGAAACGGTCTATTCGGACAGTTGGGTTCGGGAGGATATTGAGCCGGGGCCAATGCCCAACCCACTTGCGCCGACAGCCTGAACCTGCTTTAATGGAACTGCCAGGGAAACCACCCCGGCAAACGAGAGGGGAAAAAGACATGACCTACCAGATGCAAGAGCCGCGAGTGGGTGCCAAGTGGACGCCCGAATACCGCAAGGCAAAGGACATTGCCGCCGACATTCGTAGCGACCTGAAAGCCGCGCAGAAAGACGGGACCATCCCGGCAGATGTGAAAATCTCCGTGAGAACCCGCACCTACGCAGGCGGTCGCGCAATCGACGTAACGCTGTCCGGGTGGGCGCAGGACAGGATCAGGGAGGGCGAGGGGTTCTACATGACCCCGGAGGCTGACCGGGTGCAGCGCGCCGTGAATCACATTCGCGAGGCTTACAACCGGAACGCCTCCGATCCGATGGTGGACTACTTCGATGTGGACTACTACGGGTCCGTGACCTGGGACTATGACTACGCGTGAGCGCGTGGGGGTGGCCCGTCCCTTCGCCGGGGCGGGTCGCTCCGTATCGAACGGGTGTACGAAAAAAGTTTTTTGGGGATTTCGTGGTTTCGACTTGACCCCACAGCCTCACCCTGCTTTACTTAGAGCGTAAGCAAACGAGAGGGGAAACAAAATGAACAGCCAACAGGCCACCACTCTGCTGAATCAGATCGGGCGCATGAACGTCTTCGCGATCAGCGGAGGCCGAAAGCACCTGAACGCGGTCGGCTCCCTGGTTCTGCCAGTCAGCAACGGATACAGCGTGGAGATCGACTACAGCGGCGGCAGCGACACCTACACCGTGCGCCGCGTCTTCACCCGTGGCATTAAGCGTTTCGTGAAGGGTGAGATCAGCAACGTGTACTGCGATCAGGTTGGGGAGATCGCTTACCGCGCGTCCTGCTTCCACGACGACTTCGCGGAGGTGACAGCATGAGTAGCGTCGGCACCCCGGAATGGGACAGACTCGTTAACGAATACCTGGCGTCATTGGAAGGTAAGACCCCGGCGCAACTCATGCACGCTAACTGCGATCACGCCTACGGCTACTGCGCCCACACATCGGACAACGCGTTTAAGGCGGTGACAGCATGAAGCGCGTGAAGATCACCCTAGGGCAACGGCAGACGCAAGCGCTTCTGGACATCGCATCCCGTGGCCTAGACGAATGGCAATACGAACTTGACGACGGCTACAGTCTTCATGGGACCGCCGCCGAACACCGTGAAGCGTTACGCGTCTGGCAGACCATTAACACTCAACTGAAATACGCCCAGAAGGGGGCGATGGCATGAAGCGCGCGCAGCCTTGCGCTGTTGCAGCAGTACGCGGAGGTAACACGATGACCGCGCGGCACCTGATTGGGGGACCGGGATGGGCAACCTACTGCGGACTCACCGGAATGAAAGACCCCGCCACCATCACAGGATTCACTAGTTCAGTCACCTGCGCTGCTTGCCTAACGTCTGCGAGAGTTCAGGGACACATCCCGTAACGCGCGCCCTAGTCTGGTTTGACCCATCCTCGCTTCCCCGGAGGGCGGGTCATTCCTATGTTTCTAGCGGAATAATCAAATCCACGTTAACGATATCGACCGTGGGAGTCTCAAACGGGATATCGACCTCGTTGCCCCGCGCCTTAATCTCCGCGATCTGCACAGCCAAACGATCCCATTGCTCACCGTCAGCCACAGACCGGATAACCAAAGACTCAGCCTTAGGAATCCCCATCGTGACCTCTTGGATCATCATGTCCAATTGCTCATCGGTCATTACTGCCCCGCTTTCCGCATGAACGCAGCAAACGCATCTTCGTCCAGCACCTTCAGGATACCGCCCTTCGCCACGGCGATAACACGGGGGGTCCGGGTAGTCGTGTCGTATAGGAAAATCTCATCCATATTAGACGCCGCCGTGGGGAACACCTTCGACACGTTCGCGTGCGTAATCGTGATCTTGTCGATAGGAACCTCGCGACCAGAACGGGCGGCACGCAACGTGGACCGCTTAATCGCCTCATCTACGCTAATGGTCGCGTAGTAGCCGCGCACCTGATAGCCGCTCGCCTTAGCCGCTTCGATCTTCGCAGACAGACCCGCGATAGAACCATCGCCTGTGCCGTCAAGCAGCACGCTCACGCGGCGCTCAAACGCTGCTGCCTGCACACGCTTCGCGATGTACGACGATTCCTCATGCACGAACGCAGCAGCACGGGAATCTCCCGCATCCACCATCGTCCTGTATTCGGGAAGCATCCCCTTAATCTCATCGGGGTCGATCTTCGCGACACCCTTAGCGCCCTCGCCTGCCATTTTCCCTAGCGCCGTTGTCTTACCTGACGCGGGACCGCCACCCAACATCGTGAACGTGGGGCTCTCCGTGCCCTTATGTGGGTCAAGGATGCGCGCAATAATGTCATCGTGCAGCGCGGCGCGCTCCGGGCTAAAGATCGGTGTGCCGTCCGGGGTGCGGCCTTGGATGTGTGGCTTGCCGCTGAACCGCGACATTTCCGCGAACTCTGTATCCCCGATGCGGACACCTTGCCCCATGCCGGGGATCGGTCCCCCGGTAAGCCCCTGCGCAATAAGGTCATCCAACTGTGCGTCAGACATGCCAGCAAGATCAGCAGGCACCGCGTCAGGAATCAGCAACACATCACAACGACAATTCGGGTGCGCGGGAGGCTCCCCAATCGGGAACTGATCCTTAACCCCCACCCGCGTCCCGTTAATCGGCATACAGATATCGCACGCGTCAGACTCCGCAATCCATTCCTTTTTCGACGTAGGACTAATCCAACCGCCTGTGAGTCCCTGCCCCCACGCCTGCTGCCTACCCTCGCTGTTCGCGCGCATGATCTCCGTACGCGCAATCGTCATCGCACGGTAACGGTGTATCTGCTGCTGATACCTACCCGTTGCCCCGTTAGCAGCCGCCATAGCCTGTTCCAGCGTCATCCCCGACGCGACACCCGCCGTGACCTGACGACTATGGAAACTGTTAACCCACCCCGCCTGCTGCGATGTGAGCCCCACGCTCTGCTGAATCCTGCGCGCCGTATCCTGCGGGGACAAGCCCTGTTCCTGCCCGAACACGATAACGTCACGGATCGTTTGCCGCTGACCATCCGTGATCTCCCGCACGAGATTCGCGGACTCTGTGCGCGCCCACGCCGCCGACTCCGGGCGGTCACGGTCGAACGCGAAATTAAGCGTCGCCTTTTGCATCGCAGGTAACTGCACCCGCGAACCCGCATCCAACGCTTCCGCAAGCAACTCCGCTTCCAACTTCGCTTGCAGGTCATACCACGGGTCCACCGTCACAAGATCAGCCACAGCCGCATCCGGCTTATGCGCCACAGCGTCAGCGATACGCGTCAACTCAGACTGAGCCTGCCTAGCGACAGCCTGCATCGCCTCATCCAACAACCGGATAACGCGGCGTTCGCTCGCGGTCAACTCACCCTGAGGTTTCAGCGCAGGCGACTGACGGCGACGCGCCTTAAACCGCAACACGGCAACAGCCTAAACGAGAGGCTGCGAATCAGGAAGATCACCCAACTGGCGCAAATGCTCTTCCAACTGCGGGTCAGGCATGATCGCACCCACCCCAACCAGTTTCGAAACGTAGTCGGCAACGTCACTCAACTCCACGCTACTGACCTGCCCGTAAGTGAGATAAGGCAACTTATCGGTACGCATCGCATTAAGCGTTAACAGGCGGGGGATTGCGTACTGGTTCACGACCTCCGCGATCGTCTTAGCGATGCTGTCTACTGCGAGGGTCCATAGGTCAATCTTCGCCGTACCCAACGCGAACGACCCCACACGGTCACTACCTAGCAGCAGGAAGTCAGACAGCAGCGACATAGCAATGCGCTGATCGTAACGCTGAATAACGGCACCCGTGTCGAACTGCCTACCCCCGCTAGCGGACAGCAGTTGCAGATCGAACACCCGGTTACCTTGCTCATCGTAAGCGGCGGGGAAAACGATGCCCTCTTGCTCGTTGCGCTTAACGTTCTGCACGATATCCGTGATCGCTTGCAGCACAGCCTTTTGCGCGGGGTTCGCCGTGTTCATCAAATACTCAGGTGGCACAAACGCCATAGGCAAACCTGCTAGGTCACGCTCGATGCCGACCGCTTCGATCTCTTCGATACGCCGTTTGTAGAACCACGGACGGTATGCGTTACGCAGCAGCGAATAGCCCTCAGGGTTATTGCGGTTCGTCGTCGTGCGGAACAGCAACGCCTTTTCGATAGGGATACGGTGCAACCCGCCACCGGACGGGTCGATCTGCACCATCCCCTGAATACCGCCATT